CTTTCGTGATGCACAAGTTTAGTGCTCGCGAAAATGTTCTGAGTCATGATGAGCTTCTCAATCTTGATATGGGCGATGAAGATCTTGATGTTGAGCTATCACCGTTACAAGAATCACTTGATGATTCTGATGTTCATGAACAAATCTGGGGTCAACTAATGGGTTCGCCTGTTAGTTTTCCCATACTTTGTATCGTGAACTACGCTGTTACACGCCATGTAATGGAGAGAGCGTATGGTAAGACCATAACGCTTCTTGATGAGGCATTAAAAGTTAACGGAGATGACGTCCTTTTTACCCTTCCTCCGGCTGATTACCAGTTATGGTGCAGTAATGTATCTGCAGCTGGTCTCAGTCCGAGTATCGGAAAAAATTACGTTTCTCGGCGTTACGCCGTCATCAATTCAACCATCTTTGATTGTGGAGAACTTTGGGACGTAGGGCCTTTAAGGCCTGTAAAACGTCTGCCTATTCTCTACATGAATTTACTTAAGATGGATGATATTTCTACCAGTCGTCGAAAGGATATCGACCTATTCATCGGAGATTCTATGAGAAGAGGAGGAGATCTTGAGTCACGATTAAGATCTTTAATTGATGGCTTCCATCAGCCACTTCGTGACGAACTTTTGACGCGAGCCTTTCGTTATGCACGACCTGTTCTGGATGTACTTCCGGCAGTCAGTTGGTTTTTACCAAGGTGTTTAGGAGGTCTAGGCTTACCTAGGAGGGAAAAGGATAAAGTTTCAGACTTGCATTTGAAAATTGCTAGTATGATCCTTTGTTTGGATGGGGATACCCGAAAGGATGTGATCCGTCTTCAGTGGCTTAAACAGCCTGGTCACCTCTTTAGTGAGGTAACCAATGACGAGATCTCCCGAGTTCGAGAAGCTATAGGAGATAAAAGAGTCCTCTCATCTGTTAAAAAGGATGAGGAGCTCTTTAGTCCCTTGATTCGATCGAACTTGGGTTTGGGTGTGAATACCTCCGCCTTAGAAGCCGAAGATATCCTGAAGAAATGGAAGGCTATGTATAGCCGATGGGTTAAGTCTGTTCAAAAAATCAAATGGACAGACTCCCATGATCATAAAGTAAAAGGTCTTCACTCAATGAACATGGATAAGGCCGTTGAATATCAAGGCCAGGTTTGGTCCTTTGAGAAGGATTTGAGGTGGGTTTAGGGGTTGTTGTTCGTGGCGATCATAAGCAAAAGCAATGCTTTCACTTAGAATAAACCACAGAAAAAGAACTGACTGAGGTCGAGGGTACAGATTCAGTGTGAATCCGAGGCCACGCCGAGCACACTTGTAGATATTTTTGTTTGTGTGCAGTTGGGATCTCTCTGTGTGATTTGTGTAAGTATTCTCCCGTGTTTATGACCAC